GGCGCAGATACGCCAGAAGAAGGCGTCGCAAAAGACGATCGATCTCGGAAAGAGACCTACCCGAGGAAGCTGAAGGGCAACTTCCTGGTAGGTTGTGACTTAGGTAAGAGAATCGACCCAAGCGCGATAGTCGTCGTAAAGGCAGCAGATGAGGCGCTCAAGGTCGTACACATCAGGAAATTCGCCCTGGAAACGCCGTTCGCCACAGTGATCGGCTACCTCAGAATCCTCGGAATGAGGCTACGCTACGTGCGGAAGACGCTGATAGACCAGACTGGCGTCGGTGAATTCGTGCTGGAGGAAGCTCGTAACGCAGGGGTGCCTAACGTGGAAGGAATCGTGTTCACCCAAGCGGCAAAAGAGGAGATGATGAATTTTCTGAAAAGCAGGATGGAGCATAAAATTCTGCACATCCCGTTCGACCCAGACTTTCTCGCAGAACTTAACGTTGAGAAGTTCGAGCTGACGAAGGAGGGCAGGATCCGGTTCTATCACGAGGACGGGACGCATGATGACCTTCTCTGGGCGCTGGCCCTAGCCGTCTACGCAGCTCGCGATATCAGCGGAGGGTTCGCAGTACTACCCAAGAGGTCTTAAAATGTTGAGCCCTGTTCGGTGGATCGGCGGTAAGCATTTTTTGTCAAGCGCCTGCTGCCCCTTATCCCGGGGCATCGAGCGTATGTAGAGCCCTTCGGAGGGGCTGCTTCCCTTCTATTCGCCAAGGAGCCTAGCTCCCTCGAGGTCTACAACGATCGAAATGGCGATCTGGCGAACCTGTTCTTCGTTCTCCGATCGAGGCCCTTCCAGTTCATCAGGAGATGCCAGGATCTCCCTTACAGCCGCCGCCTCTACAAGTTGATCTGCGCTGAGCTTCGGGCGAGTAGGTGCCAATTCAACGACCTGGATCGGGCTGTGAAGTTCTACTATGCGATGCGGAGCTGCTTCCCCCGAGGGGTAGGCGCCGGCTGGGCCTTCGGGCGCAAATCTAACCATGCAAGGCGCTACAGGCTTGCTCTCGCGAGGCTCCATAATTCCGCTGAGCGACTGAAGAACGTTTACATCGAATGTTCCGACTTCCGGCAATGCATCAAGAACTGGGATTCGCCAGAGACCTTCTTCTACATCGATCCGCCGTACGAGGGGCCGAGCTATTACGGAGAGTTCGGCTGGCAGGATCATGTGGATCTAGCGCAGCTCCTTCGCCGAGCAAAGGGCAAGTGGCTACTCACAATAAACGACGGAAAGGAGATGCGGGCGCTTTACCGGGGCTTTCCTGTTATGCGTATGAGGGCTCCCCTTGCAGCGCAGAAGGTCTCAGGCCAGCGGCGTAGGTTCATGCGTCATTTGGTGGTGAGGAATTACGAGCTTCCTGAAGCGCCTCGGGCGAAGCGCTAGGCCGCCTTTCGCTGCGATAGAGCAGAAGGGAATCGTCGCTCCGCCCTACGCAAAGGCCAGCGGCGAGGCTCTCACGCGCTTCGTCACGCCGGACTTTGAGGCCCTCCGCAACTATTACCTCAAGGACCCGAGCGTCGCCGCTGCCGTGGACTACATTGCTGACCAGACCGTGGGCTCTGGATTCTTCACCACGGCGGACCAGCCGGAGGCGAAGCGCGTAGTCGACGGTTTCGCCGAAGATGTCGGCCTAGACCAGCTTCTCATGCAGGCCTCTAAGGAGCTTCTCTGGGGCGGGAACTCGATATGGGAAAAGATCGAGCCAGACGCGCTCACAAACTTGAAGATCCTTCCTCTATCGACTTTCCGAGGAAACGCGATCTACCGGGACGAGTTCGGGCAAATCATAGCCTATGTCCAGCGCGTATCCGGCAAGGAGGTCAGGTTCCGGCCCGAGGAACTCATCCACTTCCGCTACAATATCGTGGATGTTTCACCTTGGGGCATAGGCCTGATCAACCCCCTGGCTGAGGTCTTGGAGGTGGACGCTAAGAACACGCGACCGCCGCTCCTAGGCATCAAGGCGCAGGTGGAGACGAGTATCCCTCGGATCCTGAAGCGCTACCTAGCGCCCAAAATAGTCTGGAATGTGGAGGGTGCGACGGATCCTGAGTTTGAGGAGATCAAGAGGGAAATCCAAGAAGCGCCGGAGGATGTGGATTTCGTCTCCGGTGGCCGGATCAAGACCACGGCCTCGCCAGTCCCGCTCGACCCGCGTGCGCGGTTTGAGACCTTCTTCAGCTACCTAGAAACGCAGTTGATCGCCGGTCTCCAGACACCCATCATCAAGCTATTCAGCACGAGCGGGTTCACAGAAGCGTCTGCGAAAGTGATCAGGGAGATCGCGCAAAAGAAGATAGAGTATCTGGGGCGCATACTCAGGCGCACCATCGAGCGCCAAGTCTTCGCGCCGCTACTCGAGCAGAACGGGTTCGACCCGAAGGAGGCCAATATCCGGTTGCACTTCGGCCTCATCGAGAAGCCGAAACCCGAGCTGAAGGATGTGGTGGCTCTCGCGCAGATCAGCGCCCAGACCGGCGTGCAGTACGTAAAGGCTGAGGAGGTGCGTGCGATCCTTCGTGATCTTGGCTGGAAGTTACAGGAGGAGATGGAAAATGGATCTAGTGACGCTGCCTAACTGTTACTTCCCGATAGCTGTAGCCTTCGCCCTCGGTTTCCTCCTGGGTATAGGCGCCGGCGTTTACAGCCTCTACTGGGCAGTTCGGAAGATCAGATAATCCCGTCAGAGTGATTGAATCATGGGCAGGCACGTCGATTTTCATAAGATAGTGGACTTCTTCAAGAAGAAGTTCGGCGAGAGGGGCTACGCCCTCTATCAGCAGTGGCTCCTCGCGCATAAGTTCGATCCCAGCCGATCCTTGGGTGCGCAGATCGGGGATCCAGCCCTCGTAATGGATGGGCTAAAGGAGTCATTCGGCTGGGCATTGCCCCTGAGCCTCTACGCGGAGGACGATGGCGGCGCCAAGCTGTACAAGGTGAGGGCGTTACATGTTGGTACTACTGGGAACCTCAACAAGTACACGGAGGAGGAGCTGCGCCTAGCAGCCCGGTCACTCGCTGAGCGACCACTGAACCTGAATCACTTCCACGCCCTAGGCGCGGAGGATCGCGTCCTTGATGCGGAGTTCGAGGATGGGGCCGTTGAGGCGATCATCGCGGTGGGGGATCCCGTCGTTCAGGCCCTGCTCGAGGCAGGCAAGATCAAGCATGTGAGTATCGAGGCGAAGTTCCGTCATGAGGCGTGTAACCCCGCTGGCTGCGAAATACGCGGGATCGTCTTCACAGGCCTTGCCCTGCTGACGGAGGGCGTGCAACCAGGGGACCCGCTGACCATGATTACGGAGAAGCTCGGAGAGGCATCGGCAATAGCCTCCTTTACTACCACGGGATCAGGCCATCAACTGATCAGGGTAAGCAATGGCGCGATCTCGGAGGAGGCGAAGAAAGAGCGCAAGAGCACGCCAAGGATAGGGGAGCCCTTCGCCGGATACAAGGACTTCGATGATTGTGTGGCAAAGAATGCGGATAAGGAAGATCCGGAGGCTTATTGCGCTGCCATCCAGCGGCAGGTCGAAGCACAGTGTAACATGGCAGAGGCGAGCCCAGAAACACTCCGCAATACCGAGGGAAGGAAGACAGGCGAGGGTAAGGAGTTCTGTATAATCTCCTTCCTCACTAGCCTGCTAGATCGTCCCGATGTACAGGACGATGTGAAAGATGTGATCAGAGGCTATCTGGGGCAGCAGATGCCCTCTGACATTGACGTAACTGCGAACTCACAGGAGGTGAAAGAGAGTCCGGCCTCCCGCAAAATGGAGAGAGGCCAGGGTTTCTCGGGGCTGGAGACATCGAGACAGCCCCCCGTTCTCGTCACAAATTCACAGGAGGTGAAAGAAAGCATGACAGAGAAGACAGACGAGAAGAAGGAAGAGCCACCGAAGACAGTACAGGAATCAGTGCCAAAGGAGAGCCCTTGTGCCGAGAAGCTCATGGAGGCCTATCTAGAGAAGGTCTTCGCGGAAGCGGCAACAAAGAAGATCGCGGAGCTTGAGGCCAAGGCGAAGCCGCAAGGCAAGGGCCTCGTGCCTACTACAGTCGACGCCAACAAGGAGCGCTACGAGAAGATTGCACGGAGCCTACGCGAAGCCATCGCCAGCTCTGGCGCAGCCGCTGCGATCCCTCAGATCTGGGTCCCCGAGATCAGCCGTCTACCGGCTGGCCTAGTCGCGAACCTACGATCTGTGGTCAAGGTCTACGAGCAGATCAGCGCCAAGCCAGGCGACCGCGTCAAGATTCCCAGGGTCACCACGCCCAAGTTCAGCGGTACTCCCCTGACCGAGGGCGCGGCCATGACCGACGCGGCTCACACCATCGACAACGTAGAAGTCACGGTGAAGGAGTACGGCGCGCAGCAGACCATCAGCTACAGCGTGCTCGAAGACATAACGGGTGACCTAGTGGCGGAGATCGAGGCGGGCTTCGTGGACGCAGCGAAACTCCGCGAGGATGCCGAAACATTGTCAGTGATCGATGCCGATGTCACCGTACCGACCGTTCTAGGCAACGAGGCAACGACAGCTACTGCCGAGAGCGGCCTCACGAGTTCGGATATAATGAAACCCGGCACGTTCGGAAAGGCAATCCGGTCAATACTGGATCAGAAATTCGCGGTTCGGCCCGGCGACCTTGTGATGGTGATCCATCCGAAGCAATGGTATGATCTATTGCGCGACCAGCAATTCACGACCGCAGCTGCCGCGACCATGTTCCCGTCGGTGACGCAACAAGGCCAGCTGCCTTCGTTCATGGGTGTCGATATCCTCGTGACCAGTGAGGGTCTCACCGGTACTGGGTCCGGATCCCCGCCGATCACGACCTACCACGCAGCCTGCTTCCGGAAGGATGCTGTGGCGCTTGTGCCTAAACGCGACCTTCTGGTCGAGCAGTTCCGCGACACCAGCGCACGGCAGTTGAGGCTGACCGGTACGCATCGTTTCGGCGTGGGCTTGGCCTTCCCGAAGGCGATTGTCAAGGTCATCACCGCGTAGACCTGTCCATTCTTTCTTCCCACCTTTTTCGAGATGAGGTAGGATAGATGCCTGTAACGGCTCTGGTGCTCTGCTACAACGAATCGCAGTTCATACGTGCGAGCATCACCAGCTACATTCGCTACGTCGATCGAGTGATTGTCCTCGATGGCGCGTTCAAGGGCTTTCCTTCCGCCAGCCTCCACTCCGACGATGGCACCTTGGAGCAAGTGCGCGGCCTAGCTCGCAAGTATGGGAAAATCGAGCTTAGGCTTGCAGAGGAGCGCCTTACTCTCGCCCAAGCTAGGAACAGGCTCTTCTCCCTAGTCGGACAGGATGTGGCCTTCATACTCGACGCGGACGAGCTTGTCTGCGGAGATCTCGCCTGGGGGCTCAGGGCGTTCCTAGACTCGGAGGCTAAGATGGGCTATGTGCGCATCAACGAGCCCAACAACGTGTGGGAGCCGTACCCGAAGGAGCAGGCGCGCCTATTCCGAGGCATAGAGGGGTTGCACTATCAGGATGGCGCTTGGTCCGACCATTACAGGATCCTGGATGCGCATGGTTTTTCGATCTTGGAAACTAGCAAGTATCCGAAGATCCTACTCGCTGGCTTCGAAATTGTGAACATGGTAAACTTCCGCGAGCCCATGCGCCGGGCTCTTCGCGATCGGTATTACGAGCTATGGCAGAAGAATTGGATTGAAGGTGAAAAAGAACCCTGCCACCCTACACGACTTCAACCCAGGTGAAACAGTACGCCGTCGCCTCCTTTCGCGATTTCGTCCTGAGCGATGGTACTGCGCTCTTTGCAGACGACCTAGCCTTCAATGCATTCATCGACAATACGCTCGAACCGAGGGCCAGACAGATCATCGATGATTACTGTAAGCGCAGCTTCGGAGTCACGACGGCCACAACAGAGAAGTACGACAGCACGGGTTTCGATGATAGGCTGAAGCTCCGGAACGGGCCCGTGACGGTCCTCACGGCCGTCGATATCCTGCGCCAAGACGGAACCGTCGCCGAGACGATGCCCTCCTCCGACTATCGCCTCCTAGGCGATCGCACCCTTGTCTTCCGCAGGATTCTCCCCAGGGGCTGGCAGAATATCCGCGTACAGTACACTTACGGCTATGCGACCGTTCCGACGACCGTCGCCGACGTGGCGACGCGCGTCTGCGCGAACATGTTGAATTATATGAAAATCAACAAGATGGGCGCGGTTGTCCGCGACCCCTCAGCCCCCTCGGGATTCGGCCTCCAGATCCCGCAGCAAGAGGTGCTCACACAGGATCTGCGGCGCCTTCTCGATCCTTACGTGAAAACGAGTTTCGGCTGGTCACGTTGAGCGTCCAACTCACTACTCCTGTTTCAACTGCGCGGGACCAGCTGGCACAGGCCTTGACGGGGATACAAGTACCAGCCGGAAGCCCGGCGATTCCGGTTCTGAAGTTTATGCCGACGACGGGCGCGCCTGTTCCGGGCATCGTGCTTCATCTGATCTCCGGGAGCAGCCGCGAGGTCGGCCTGGGAGAGGCGTACGATGTTGGCCCTTTCCCTCGGGGGCTACTGATTGAGCAGCGATGGCAGATCGATTGCCACCATGTTGCCGGCGACTTGGTGGATTCTCTCGCAGATCAGGTGCTCAAGAAGCTCTACGAGCAGCGTGCCGCCCTCGCCGTGAACAACGTGTTCGATCTCAGAATTGTGGCGACGCGGGTGATAGAAGAGACGGAGGCAGGACAGAAAGTCTATCGAAAATCAATCGACATCTCTTGCTGGAGCCCGATCACACGGGCTTAGCGAAGAAAGGTGCCGCTGGCGTTGATGGGTTTTGGACGGGCGCATTCTGTGGATTTTTGTCTTTTCGTTTCTGGCTTCGAGTGTGTTAAGTTTCGCTGTCACTTGGCTGGCGGAATACTCACGAGAGTCGCTGCCTGCGGCCGAAGTACCAGAGCCACCTCCGTGCAACCCACTCCTGCCCCATTTTCTCGGTGACTGTCCGGGGGAGTGGGAAGAGCCCTGCCGTTGGCTCGGCCGCGAATCGTGGGGCGGGCTAGGTCCGATGAAGGTTTGCTTATGATCTGGACTTGCTCGGTCTGTGAGGCCTCCTTTATCCTAGGCCCCCATGCCGTAGCGCCAGCCTGTCGTTTCTGCGGCTCGAACCTGGTCAAGATAAGACGTGAGCAAGACTGTGCGCGTGGACACGTACCTTTCGACTAGGACCCACGCTGCTGGCCCTGTGCCAGCACAAGTAGAAGCGTACTTCTCGCCACGGGGAGGCGTAGCCGGGCGCTTAATCGGGGAGATCGGCCTCGCGCGCAAGAGCGTACACCTCGCGATCTTCAGTTTCACCGCAGCGCAGCTCGCCCACGCGTTGGTGGAGGCGAGGCGGAGGGGCGCGGACGTCAAGGTCATCATGGACGCGCACCAGCGCTCAAAGGAGCAAGTGGCGATCCTGCACCGCCTGAAGGACAGCGGGATCGAGGCTTACAGGTGCGCGAACAAGGCGCTCATGCACAGCAAGTACGCCATCCTGGATGATGAAGTTGTGGCGACCTGCTCGTACAATTGGACGCGGAGCGCGGAGCAGCGGAACAACGAGAACCTAGTCATCATCAGGTCGCCCGACATCGCCAGATTATACGAGGAGAATTTCCAGGCCGTCTTCAACTGGCACTTGCAGTTTTATGGTGTTCGATCATGATTGAGCCGCTTGTCACGGGCTGAGCCGCTTGTCACGGGCCTAGTGGCGGGTTTGTTGATCGCCATGCTGGGCGCAGCAAAGGACACGACGTGGGAGCCATTCGCGCTGCGCACATTTCTGCGGAGCCCGTTCCTCGGCTCGCTGGGCGGATTGGTAGCGGGCCGCTTGTATCCGCATGCGGATCCAGTTGTGTGGTTCGCAATAGCCCTCACGTTCGACCGAGTCGTGGTTGAGGGTTGGAAGGCTTTCCTCGCGCCGCCAAGGCGCCCCAGCAAATTCCGGTCGCCGATGAAGGACTTCCGATGGGTTGCTCGTCGCTTGAAGTCACGGTTTACCGTGACAAAGGGAAGGAGGTGAGAAATAGATGATTTCAATCAACCTTGGGCAATTCGTGATCAGCGTTCCTGAGCTGTACGCGGACATTTACATCGCGGTACTCGGCGCTCTCTCTTATCTGCTGATAAGGTACATGGAAGATAGGCTTCTCGACTACCACGAGTGGGCCACGCGCCTGGTACTAGGCGCCATCGTTGGCTATTTGGCCCAGTTCCTGCCAGGGTTCGGTGGTCTCAGTACGCAGCTCTACGCCTTCGTGCTGGGCTTCGCTGGGCCCACGGCGCTCAAACTGATAATCAACGGCTCCGGTGTGATCAAAGACGCGATCGTGCGCCCATACTTGCGCAAACATCGCTGATCGCACCAGCCCCTCCGTTTTTATGAGTTACCGATTTCGTCGTGATCTGAATGGGAAAACAGTGG